GTGATCTGAAAAGTATCGCCCGCAGTCACGGCAGCAGATGACGACAACGCGCCAGTCCACAAACAGTTGCCCGAAGTAACGGCATCCCACAACGACCAATGCGAATATGTTTCAGTAGCAGCAACGTTCGTCCATTCCAAAGTTGCATCAGTAGCAATCGAACCTGAAGAAGCCGCAGCCCAAGAAGCAACCTTACGAGTAGCCTCAGACGCAGCATTAGAAGTCCCATCCTCACCAGCATCACCCGTATGCAACTTCACATACACATCTGAAGGAATAGTCCAAGCAGTCGTACCTGTGGTGTGTTCAAGGATTTTCAGTTCCGCATAATTAGAAATCGACATACAAACCTTTCGCTAGAAAAGACTATACCAAATACAAAAGTGGGGTGGTCAGGCGAGGGGACCCAACCACCCCACAAGTGTGAGGTACTAAACGCTTAGTTAAGCGTTTACACCAATGCTGGACGATGACTCAATGCGACGCAACGATGCTTCGCGGAAGCGACCGTAGCCACCGAGCCAATACCAACCGATTGGATTGAAACGCATGAGCGAATCAACAACAGGTCCACGAACAACCTTCGGAACCATGCCGTTACCGTCAACCTGGCTATAAGCCTTTGCCAACGCCTGACGACCCATGATGTGTGTGCAATACACGTCAATCGTTCCAGTTGTGCTGGTTCCGTTTGATGCGTCTGCGAACACCTTCGCGCGAGGGGTCTCGATGAATCGTACTGATTCAAAGGTTCCGATCTCACCGTTGTAGATGTTCATGGTGTCCACGTTCACGTGAGGGGCGTTCCATGATGCGTTGCCGGTTTCACGACGAAGGTCATAGGAAACGTCTGGGTGAATGTAACCCATGTAGTAACCGTTGAAGGTTGCAACGTTTGCAGCACGCAAAGCAGCAGTCTGCTTACGTACGTCGTTGGCTTCAATGATGTCTTCTGCCTGAACCGTTACACGGCTTGAAGGATCAGATGATCCACCGCCACCGTATGCAACGTTGGTTCCGCCAGCAAGCACATCGCGAACAACCTTGTCGATTGAGTCACCAGCGTTGTAACCAATAAGGTTCGCTGCTGCTGCATCAACGTCAAGGAACGAGGTTCCACGAAGCTTTGCGGTGGTGTTGATTGTGTTGCCATACTCAGCAAGGGTTACAGTCACTTGGCTGTCACTCATCGCTACAGGTGTAACGTCGGTGGTTTCAGCAAGTGTGCTGGTTGCTTCTGCAAGGTCTGCGAAGATCGTGAAGATCACCGAAGAACCAGGCATTGACTGGTTGGTTGGTTGTACGTCGGCTGCCTGATCGAACAACATTTCTGAACGCAAAGCAAAATATGCTAAACGGTCGTATGCTGCCTGATCGGTTGACAACGATGATGCCTGTGTTAAGGCCATGATGTTTTCCTTTAGGGGTAGCCCCAAAGAATGTGAATCCTATGGGGAGTGATTAGTATTTTTCTGCTTCGGCTCTCGCCTGGGCCAAAAGTTGCATCACTTCGTCCGTGGATTTTGCATTAGCAATACGTTCAGCGTAATCGACAGGAGGTTCGCTTGTCTGCCCAGCTCGCGCTGCCTGTGCCACCCGATTCCATGACTGCTGTTCAGCAACCACTTCCTTGTTCTGGCTAGGTATGAGACTTGCTTCTTCTGCCGCTTGTCGAATCGCCTCCGGTGTTAAATCACCGTCGTAGCCTTTAACGAAATACTTGTACTTCGGATCGTTCGGGTCGACGCCCGCTTTCACGAAGTTAAGTTCTCGTCGGGCTGCCTCTGCTTCCGCTGCCTGCTCACGTAAAGCCTTATTCTCGGCTTCAAGTTTCCGCAAGTGCGCTCGCACAGGGTCCTTCGATTGCTGCTGGTCTTGCATTACATCATCCTCAAACTCGTAGTTTGCATCTGACATGACCCACTCCTTCTGCCCACATCACGCTGGAGGTTACGCGATGGCTGCAAGTCTCACCCCTTTTGCACATTGAAATCGGGGGGTTTCCAATGGTGTCCGTAACCGAACATTACTAGTATACACACACTTAACCTGACAGTGTCAAGTATGCTATTGCGCTCTACCCACCGCAGTACTAATGGAGCCTGATGTTTCACCTGTTGTCCGAGCAAATGACCCACCACCAGCGAACTCACCGGTACGCTGGCGACGTTTACGCTCCAACTCTTGTTGCGCGGCGACATCAATCCCAAACGCAGCACCAGCCAACTGTTCAGACGATAGTTCAGTTTCACCCGCGAAAGTCTGTCGTAGTTCGCCTAAAGCACCGACTTCAGCGAAACCTGCGCGAGCCTGCTGCTCGCTAATTCCTCGTCGAGCCAAGTCCTCAGCGAACCCACCAGTCAACTGAATACCACCCTGCTCTAGTCCACGGGCTGCAATATTGGCTGCTTGTGCTTGACGGCTGAGTAGTGGGGCTGTGCGCTTAGGGTCAAGGAAGTATGCGGCCAACTGTCCTTCGTCCACCCCGTACAGGGTTCTCATCTGTTCCTTGACTGCTGGGTCAGCGTCAGCGACAGCACGATAGCCCTGCTGGACACGCTCGTTCAACTCCGCAGGGGACACATCGCCTTCGATCAACGCTTGGAAGTCCTCAGCCTGGTCATAGAAGTTCGCTGGCAAACCGTTGGATTGGAGGGTTTGACGGAACTGGTTTTCTAACGCAATATATGAACTAGGGTCAAGTTCTGACAAGCCCTTCTTCAAACGGGCGGCGTTACCGGCAAAACGTTTCTTGTATGCAGGCTGTTCACGGATAGCGAAAATGATTGCGTCAGGGTTGTTGATGTTGACGGTTTCTTTGGCGATGATCTCGTTGTAAACGAAATCGGACAGTTCACCCAAACCGTAGGTGGCGAGAACTGATGCCATCGTGGTGCGAGCGTCCTGTCGACGTTGCGCCGTTTGCTGTGCTGCTTGTTGTTGAGCGAACTCTCGATCCAACTGCATCTGTTGTGCAATAGGGTCAACCTCGGTTTCAGGGGTAACACGCTCCACCCGAGAAATTGGTTCAGGAACACCAAAAGCATCGCGACCGACACCATAGAACTGATCCCTACCCGCATACGCATCATTGATCTGCTGTGTGAAATCAGGCTGAGTTGCGCTATCACCGAGTCCTGCCAAACCTGATGCAGCGAGACCTGCCTGACCTTCAGGAGTTGCAAAATATGCAGCTAACTCAGAATTGAGGTTCTCCATTCCCAACGAAAAATCTACGCCACCTAAACCTATGTCACTCATCAGCTCACCTTTCCAAATGCTCTAGCCAAAGTCAAACCAATATCCGTAGCCTGCTGATTCGCCTGCTTCGTATACTGCCAACCAAAACGAGGGTCAGTCTTAACTTTCTCAACCCATTGGGACAAAGACAACTGACCACCCTGACCATTATCAAAAGCCTGAAGATAGGGACCATCAAACATATTGATCTGATCCTCTGGGGTTTCCAATAACTGTGCAGCATACGACCTATATGAAGAACCAATCTGATCCAAAGTTAAACCAGCATCAAACTGATCGCGCAAATGAGGCAAAGCACCCTTCCACTTCGCTTGCAACTGTTCACGCAAAGCATCCTCAGTCAACACAATGCCCGTAGCCGGATCAGGTTGACCAGTTAAAATTGCTTGCACCTGAGCATCAGTAATCTTTGTGTTCCAGCCACGACCGATGCTACGGATACGGTCAGCGTCAGCACCCTGCAACACTCGACCAGCAAGCGCGGTCCGTGAACCACCAGCACCAGGTTTCAAAGCACCCGAATACACGGCCTGTTGCAAACCAAGACCAGTCAAACCTAAACGTGCAGCGTTCGTAGCAAGTTGGGTTAGGGTTGCGTCATCAAACGAAACATCACCGTACGAGTTGGCGATTTCTAGTTTCTTGTTGTTGATTAGTCGATCACGGTCAACACCGATAGCTTGGTCAAAGTTCTTTGCAGCAGTTTCAGTTGTCTGCCAATACGTTGTTTGCTTAATTGCTTTCTGAAACGCAGCAACCGAAGCGTCCGTTGTCAAACCCATGAAACGACCATTTGGCTTTGAAGCCTCGATCATCAGGTTTATCATGTCCTGGCCGAAATGGGTTGTGGCGTTAGAAGCCAACCAATCTTTTGAGTAGCCAGGGAACTGATCTTGTAATACTGCTTGCCAGTCACCGACTTTGAATTTTGGTGTTACGGCAGATGCGCCAGCACCCGATCCTCTACCACCTGCACCACCGCCTGCGCCTGCTCC